AATGCCATCGCACAATGGTCCTTATGTTAAATCCTCGCGCTCCGGACGGAACGGACGGACGAAACACCCTAGGTGCGGACGGTCGGACGGACGGACGGTCGGTCGGTCGGACACCCTACCACCCTTCCCCCCCCCTCCGGGGCCAGCCAGCACGAGCGATAACCTCACCTTCTCCACAAAAATGAGGGGTAGTACGCGGAAATTTGTTAGGGGAGTCTTGGGGTTTGAAGGCAAGCTGATTGAGCTGGCATAATTATAAAAATACGGGGAATGGGGGTCTATTTTTTACAATTGGGGTGTATGTTTCAGTTGAGTTGTCTCAGTCTCACCCCTTAAGGGGGTGTGAGACATTGAGACACCCAAACGGTCGCTTTTAGTATCACAGATACAGTTTGAGACAGTTTGAGACAGTGAGACTCAAGAAAGGCATAAAACACAGAATGTGCATGCCGACTATCAGGGTAGGCCGATGAATGGCCTAGAATTCAAGCAGACGGCGCTTGATGAACCTTTTCGCCTAAAGTGTAAGAACCGGGGGGGTGCGTTTTGACAATCCAACCTTTTTCAGCGGCATCGTTGAGACGGCGATAAACTGAAGCACGAGAAGCGCCAAAGTTCTCTGAGCAGAAAGTGGTGATATCTTTGACTTTGTGATTACCTTCTTTGACGGCAGACACGAGATCGGCAATGGTGAGAGTTTTACCACCTCGTTCGCCTTCGATATCATCTCTCCAGCCATCTAAGGAAAAATTGGGGTCGGAAGTATAGACGCCATTTTCAAAAAGAATGCCTTTTGGTTCGAACTTCTTGACGTTATTAACCTTTTCACATGTAAGGACTAAGCGTGATGAATCTTCGGAATGTCCGGGCCATAGGGCGAGTTCGCAACGAGCGGAGGAGACTAGGGCTTTTGAGCCGCGACCGAGAGAACCGCCTGAGAAATTATTGCCTGCTTCTAGGGCTGTGGCTTTACCTGTTCTGGCGTGGTGGATTACTATGATAGCGGCGTTAGGGGAGGAGGAGGAAACGGCGCGGAGGAGAGCTTTGAGGGTGCGACGGACTTCTTCATTATCGTTCTCGTTGCCTTCAATCATGTTACCCCAAGGGTCGAATACGATTACGTCTGGTTGGACTTTCTTGAGGGTTAGAACAAGTTTGATATAAGCATCTGGGTCGGCTAGGGTTATGATGCCATCGTCAGGTTGGTCAAGAACGTGAAGAAAGAGGTTAGAATCGACTGAGACTTGTTCAAGAGCGGTGAGATTACGGTAAAACCATTCGAGATCGGTTTTTTGGCGTAGTGGGTCATTCTCATTACCGAAGAAGAGCCATTTGGCAGGATAGTTGGATGGTTCGAGATCAAACATGGGTCGTCCAGCGATATGACAGCACGCCATCCAGAGAGAAAGACGTGATTTGCCGACACCGGGAGGACCGATTAAAGTGGTTAATTGACGACGGCGAATGTAACCAGAACCCAATAAATTGAGGTTTGGAGGGGGGGTGTATTCCCTAAAGGAAAGTGGGGTCCAAACGGTGAAGGCTGAGCCGCGAGATGCGCGGGAAGCATCGAGATGTGGGACAACATCTGAGACAGCGATGCGGAGTTCTTCTGTGGTGACACCGTTACGGGAAGCGGTGGTAAGACGGTCGCCTAGGGCGGCAAGGATACGACGGATTTCAACGTCGCGGACATGGGTGATTATTTTCTTGGAGTAGAGGGAAGTGGGAACGAGGGCTTGGATGACAGTGAGGGCGGCAAGGTCGAGGGATGGGGAAAGGTCGCCGGATTGTTTGAGGGCGGAATAGACGGCGAAGACCTCAAAGGACTCGCTTTTTTCGCGGGCGAGAGAAGTCAATGCTCGCCAGATTATGCGATGGGAGACGATGAAGAAGGACGATTCGGTGATGCCGAGGGAGAGGGCGAGGGTATAGGATTCTGGTCCTGTTTCCGGGAGCATGAAGACCGAGAGCAATTCGGCTTCGCTTTGCGGATCGTTGGGGAGCGGAAGAAAAGTAGTGAGGGACGAGCCTCGTCCTTGATCTATTCTTTCTGCTGATGGTAACGCGGAGAATTCTTCATCGGTCATGTGTAATCTTTCTTTGAGTGCAGGAAATGGGCGGAACTTTTTCTTCAAAAGTTGACAGTGGGATCATCAACTTCGAATGGATGGGTTGGTTCTTCATCCTGTGGCTGATTATCGAGAGGGAGCGTAAGTTGAGCGGTGGAAAGTTTCACCTTGTTGACCGCTACTTGTTCTTTGCGGCGAATGACGACTTTTTCAGCGAGGCGAGTCGCTTCAGCGAAAGAGCATTGCCGACGACGCATGAACCATTGAACGAGTCCGGGCGCAGTCATGGTAATGGCTAACGGATTAAATGGTGCGAGTCCTGTAACCTACGCGCGAAAGGAACGGGAGAGCGGGAGATGGTCCGATGGGTTCCGCGACAGTGATGGTGCGAGTGATATTACCACCGGACTTGGGATGTTCTTTTTTCCAGCGTGCAAGCGCAAGTGGAGCGGTGGTGGAAAAGCTCCATGTGTTTAATTCCAATGTTTCCCCGGAGCGGAGGAGCACATTATAAAAAATCTTAATGACGACGATGGGAGCAAATCGGACCTGCTTGATTCCGGGCGAAGGGGATTTAAGGGCTAAGGTCATGTGATACGTGGGGAGAAGGGAGAAGCCCATGGGGTAAAATTAGAGCGGGTGACAGGATGGCGAGGGACGGATGAAAGTTTGGCGTGCTTGGCAGCGGAGTGATTGGAAACGCCTTTGAAGCGTTTGGGGTGAGACTTGGAGCTTTGTTTCATTAGGAAAATAAAAGGATGAACTGCTGCATGCCCCAGAAAGCAACCCATGCCAAGATTAGTATGGAGATGATGTAAATGAGCCCGCTGATTACGTTTTTAGCCGCAGCAAAACACCAAAGGAAAAAATCTTTCATGGAATTTATGTAGCGACTTCTTCTTTCTTTTGTTGGCGAATCTTTTGTTTGGATACCCAAAGGGTAAGGATGAGATTCACTTGCTGCGTGAAGGAGCGCATTTGAATATCGGCTTCGGTTTTGATGGCGGATTCAAGTTCCGGGGAAATGCGAACTTGGGGCGCGTAGAAACGTGGTTCATCAGTCATCAGTGGGGCATAGTGGGGAATTATGCAACACGTCAAGGATGGAGTTGACGAACAGATGAAAAATCTCAACATATGGATTCATGGATAATAAATCTTCGGGCTATTATGATTTGCGGAGTGCTGCTCCCAAACAGGAGTCGGCGCAAGTTAGCGCTAGTGGCTCTGGTCCGTATGTTGGTCCCGCTGGTCCGTCTGTGACTGAGCGGAGTGCTTCTGGCTATGAGGGTCCGGGTATGGGCAAGGCGCGAGTGTTGAACAGCGACAATCAAATGCCGGGGCCGACGTACCCGACCTAATTATTATGCCAATCAAACGTGGCAGTTCTGTTGATCAAGTTGGGCTTCAGCCCATGAGTTGCGTCAGCGCGTATAACCCGATGACGGGGATGAACCCGATTGCGTTGCCGGATGACCCGCTTCCGGTGAATTACAATGATGGTGGTTCGCGCTCGATTCAGCCGGGGACTGGTTGCGACGTGAGTTGTGCGACGACCAATTTCAAGCCTAACACGGGTTACAACAATCCTTGAGCTATTATGAGCAAGTCACCTTTGGTTCAAAGTGCAACGACGGTCGAGAGGCTTGCGCAACAGAACGAGGGGAGTTTTAAGCGATGGAAGAACAGCCCATCGGGTCTGTCGGCAATGGGATTCAATCGGGTGAGTCGTCCAGCGCAGGAGGACCACCCGAACCCGCACCTTCAAGCCCTCATCGCGGAAAAACGTATGCGGGAGCAGTAGCTCCTGAGACGGCTGGGCCGACTGAAAGGCAGAAGTCTCGTTTGCGGAGACTGGATAAGGAAGCGAAAAAGAATTCCGTTATTTCGAAACGGGTTGATGACGGTCACGTTGAAATATACGGATTACGGATACCCCACGAAACCCCGCTGATTGCGGTGGAGCTTTTGTGTTACCGGACGAATCGGACCAAGGAGGAGGGAGGATTAGGAGCAGAAGGTCATTTCCGGAAAGCGTTCAAGTTGATGTGGCCTAAATACGAGTGGAGTGAATGGGTGGATCACTTGGTTTGGGCATGGTGCAATCATCGTTGGATTATTGTGATTGGGCACCAGCGCGCATCGAAGACATATACTTTGGCGCATTGTGCGCTGCTTGATTATTGTGCTGAACCATTTGAGACGCTGACCTCGATGGCGACGGTGACATTTGAGGGGTTGAAGCTTCGAATGTGGAGCGACTTGTTGAAAGCAGTGGAGACAGCTGAAGGTTTTCCGGTGTCAACGCAGATGCAGATTAGATCGAGCACGAATGAGATGCGGATTTATCCGCTGCAATCGTCGCGGGATGCGGCTGAAAAATTCCAAATTCACGGAATGGCAGTGAATCAATCGAAGGATGCGGAAGGGCGGATTCGCGGTGGTCACGCGCCGAGGCGACGAATCATGCTGGATGAAGCTCAGAATATTGCTGACCCAATTTTTCAAGCGGTGGTCAACCCGATGTCTGCGCCTGATTCCAAGTGCGTGATGTTGACGAATCCGGTCGAAAAGATTTCGAAGTTTGGCGAGTGGTGTGAGCCGGAAAATGGTTGGGGGTCTGTGACTGATACGGACCTGATGTGGAAGCTGAAGAAGTTCAAAGATGGCATCTGCCTTCATTTAGACGGATTGCAGTCTCCGAACATCAAAGCCAACCGGAATGCTTTTACTGGCTTGTTGACGAATCAGAACGTCGAGGAAATCCGTCAGGCGCATGGCGAAGATTCGGTGCAATGGTGGTCATTGGTGCGCGGGTGGTTTCCACCTGACGGCATGGTGGCGCGGGTATTCCCATCATCAGTAATTGCGAAGGGGGAGCCTTCGTTGATTTTTGATTTTAAGCCGGAAATGTGCGCCTCACTTGATCCTGCATTTGAACATGACAACTGCGTGATTCACTTTGGTCAGTTGGGTAAACCTGTATTTGGCGTGAACAGATATGCAATCAACTGTCTTTCGTCACAGACCTTGAAGCTTGTCGTGTCGCAGGGAAGCGAGCCGAAGGATTACCAGATTGCTCATTTGGTGCAGAATGAATGTCGCGCGCGCGGAATTAAACCTGAACATTTCATCATGGATGGAACTGGTGGGGGACGCGGCGTAGTGGCGATTTTACAGAAGGAATGGTCTTTGGATATTCAGGTAGTGATGTATGGAGGTGCCGCGACTGATCGGCAATTGCGCGGCGACAATCCGATGAAATGTTCTGACATGTATCGGTGGTTTGTGTCGGAGTTGTGGTTCCGCGCGAGTGAGTACGTCAAAGATGGTTTGATTGGTGGAATCAACAATCTCGATAGTCGAACGAAGGAGGATTTGTACTCGCGTCGTTATCAAGTTGCGCAGGGGCCGAAGGGTTCATTGCAAGTGGTCGAGGTAAAGAGCGAAATCAAGAAACGGCTAGGCCGAAGCCCTGACCATGGTGATGCCTTTGTGCAATTTGGAGAATTGTTGGTACGCCTTGGGACATTTGTGGGCAATCCAATGGTAGGAGCTTTGACGGCAAGCAGTCGTTGGCAAAAATCGCGGGAACGGGTCGTTAATCTAGCGAAGCGACATACTGAGTCGAAGGAGTATTCCTATTGATTAACCAAAATGGCTCGACTTTGCAGACCTCATGAGGCTCCTCCGGATGATTTCATTTACACGCAGCCAGATACTGGTGGGAGATGGACGGGGGAAAATCTATCGCAACTGGTTGGATTTGTTTTGGAGCATCGTAAATGGCGTGGATTAAAGCCGGATGATTACGACGGGGTGCGCTTGGATATTGAGAGGCAGATTTGCAGTGGAATGCCGCAGGGAGTTTGTCAGGCTGAAGAAGGTGAAAACTATCAGCCATTTGACGACAAGGCCCGAGGATTGACGGTTGAGAGTTTGATGGATGCGAGCGGTGCCGCATTACGATTTATTAAGAGTGGAGGCGCATTGGTCGATAAGGCGGAATCGGAACGAAGGGCAAATATTTGCCGAGGTTGTCGTTTTAATCGCCCGAGCCCGTGCGCGATTTGCACTCCAGCATTCAAGTTGATGACAGCGCTAGTGCCAAGTGGACGAATCGAACTTGGATTATCCGCATGCGGTTTGTGCGGATGCTCTTTACAAGTAAAAGTGTTGTTGCCAATAGAAACTATTCTATCGCAAGATGCATCGCAGCCCTATCGCTTTCCTCAACATTGTTGGCTGAACGAAAATCATGGCACGTAAAAAGAAATCGCCCAAGGACAAATTTTTGCCTGAGTCGGCGAACTCTGGGAATGAACCGACGCAGACCGTAGGAGATGGTGAGGATACGGCATTCGGTGTCCCGGCATACGCCAATGATCGGCGAATTCAAAATTGCAGTCAGGCGCGCGAACTTTATGTGCGACTCTATCTTGAAAATCAACTGCGAGCATCGGCGTTTAGCCAGATTCGTAATCAGATTGAAGGTGGTCGCCCGTTCAATCCGGCAGAGTTGGAGCGCAATGGAGAAACATGGCGCACAAATGTTAACTTCAACGACGCGCGTGCATCATTCAAGCGAGTCTCGTTGCCATACTGGAGGATGGTTCATGAGGTTCCTCGCAAAATTTCGGTAGCGTTGCAGACGGAAGCTCCGCAATCCGACAAGTGGGGTATCTCAATGGCAGAGGCATTTGATCAGTTTTTGGATGATTGGGGTCCAGATTACTTTTTGCAGTTTAGCGGTTTTGCAGATGATTTCGTGATGTATGGTCCGGGGTATGTAATGTGGCCGGATGGAAGCACGCCTCGCTACAAATGGGCTCCAACTGTTCAGATGCTTTTCCCGAAGCGCACTAAGGGCAGCGTGGATCAATGGGAGTTGGTTGCATTCAAGCGAGAGATGACAGCGACAGAATTGGTTAATTTAGTAAGGAATTCTGAAGAATCGAATCGCAGCAAGGAAGCGGGTTGGAATCCCGCTGCTGTGATGAAGGCAATTCGCCTTGCTTCACCGGGACCGGGAAATACGCGATACTTTGACCCGAATTTTTGGCAGGACATGATTGTTTCGAACGATTTGGTGATTGGTGGGGTTTGGCCTCCGGTCACGGTCGTTGATGTTTGGGCCAAAAACAGAGAAGGCACAAAAGTTCGTCATTACATTTTGACGGAAAAAGCCGACGTGCAGGATTATCTTTATGAAGCCGACGAAGAGGCCGATGACTTCAGGCAGATTTTCGGCGCTTGTTTTTACGGGGTAGGAGCCAACGGGTTGCTCCATGCGGTAAAGGGGTTTGGCGTGATGAATTATTATTATTCCACTGCCATTAACCGGACTAAATGCCGTGCGCTTGACTCAGGCACGTTCGCGATGGGCATGAATTTTGTTAAGGCGGATAATACGCCGGATGGTTCTCCTCCTGTAGAAAACGTTTCAATGTTGAACGTATTCCCTACTGGATTGCAGCAATTGCAATGGTATCCAAATCTCCAAGTAGGGTTGGAATTGATTCAGTCATTGCAGCAGAATCAAAACGAAAATAATTTCGTTTACAGCGAAGTCCAGAAGTCGATTGGAGATACCGATACGGCGACTCAGGCTAAGTTGATTGCTGGGATTCAGTCAGAAATGGGTAGCTCAACTGCGGCGATATTTCTTTCGCAGATTGGTACCAATATTTTTGCGGAGATGTTGCGTCGGTTGTGCAAGAAAGGTTCGAGTGATAAGGACGCAAAGAAGTTTCAAGCCCGTTGCAGGAATAAAGGAGTTCCGAACGAAGCAATGTTCAACATCGAAAAAACTGTAAAAACTGGCGCATCTCCAATGATGGCAGACCCCGGACAACGGAATGAGATCATGAACGAAATGTTGACCGTTGTTTACCCGATGCCGGGAGCAAATCGGCGAGGCATTCTTGAGCATTATGTGTCGAATAAGGTAGGTTCCAACGGGCTTAAATGGGCTTTGATGCCAGATGGAGCAGAGTCGGACCCAGCAGCACGTCGCGCAGCAATGATCGAGAACGGCAATTTGGCTCAAGGCATGCCGCTTCCAGTCGCACCAGAAGATGCGCATGTGGAGCACTTGGACGAACATTTGAAACCGCTAGAAGCTATGGTTCAAGCGGCTCAACAGGGTCAGCAAATTACCCCTGATCACATGGTAGCAGCCAAGCTTACGGTTCCGCATTCTGCACAACACTTGCAGTATCTTTCGCAGGATCAGACGAAAAAAGATGCTTTTAACCAGATGAAAGCTCGCTTTACCAATGTTTCGAACGTTATGAACGGTATTGAACAAAGAATGGCAAAAGCACATCAAATGGGTGCTGATCCTCAAGCCATGCAAACAGCGATGCAAGGTCCGCAGCAATGATACCTAAACCAGAAATTTACTCTGATAGATTTGCGAAATTATCTCCCGAAGAACGGGCTCAAATTAGGTCGATTTTAAATAATCCCCTTTATCGCAAATTACTTAGTATTGTTGCAGTTTTTAAGCCATCGGCAAATGCAGACAAAACAGGTTCGCGGGATCGAGATGCTTTTTCTGATGCTCGGGCAAATGCCCGTTTAGGAGAAATCCGTGGTTGGGAGTTTTACGAAGCAGCGATATTTCTTGCTCTAAATGAACCCGCGCAAGTAAAGCAAGCTGCTGAAGAGAATTTCCCTGATGAGGGCAGAGTTGATGCAAATTGGGGAAGAATTTTGATAGACGAAAAGAAAATTCAAAAAAAGCGACAAAAGGATAACTTAAATGTCTGAAGAAAACGCAGTTGTTGAAACTATCGCGCCCAATCCCGGCGTAACTGACAGTCGTTTGCCTGAAGGAGTCGCGTTGAAAAACGACTACATGACGGATATCGACAAGTTTTTTGATGCTCCGGAATCAGGTGTAGCTTCAAAAGTTGAAGCAGAAGCTATTCCTGCAAATATCAAGGAAGTCGCAAAAGTTGAGGAAACGAAAAACAATCCTTCGCTTTCTGGATTGGCTGCAAAACTTTCTTCTGGGAAGAAGCCGCAAGAAGAAGTCCGAACAACGGCTCCCGTTGAAGCGCAGCCACAGATTGATGCAGTAGCGGCGCTAGAGGCGGAAATGAAGGCGCATAATCCCAAGTGGAAGCCAGCTAAGGGTTGGGATACGATTCGCTCCACGATGAAGCAGGAGGCCGATAAACGGGTCTTGCTTGAGCGTGAGCTACAAGAAACTAAAGCTAAGATTACTTCTCCGCTTATTGGGGGGATGACACTTGATGAGGTAGAAGCGCTTAAAGCTCGCGAAAAGGCATCAAGCGATAGGCTGATGATTATGGATGTCGAAAGTCATCCATCATTTCGTCAAGAATTCACTAATCCCAAAGCAGTCGAAATTGCCAAAGCCAATGAACTTTTGGCGGCAAGTGGAATTAAGGGAGATATTGCTTCTTTATTGCTGAAACCACGTAGCGAATTGGGAAAGGCTGTGGCTGATTTAGTTAAGGATATGCCTGAATTTGATCGAGTAGAGGTTGCTGAATCTATTCGAAAGGCATACACCATTGACCAGCAATCCAAGGCGGCGATTGCCAATTCCAAAGAATTATCCAAGGGGTTGCAGCAAAAGTCAGTTGATCGTCAACGTCAGGCATTCGCTAATCGTTGGGCTCCTGTTTCTGCTGCAATTGGAGAGCATATCGTAGCTATTGACGTTCCGGCAAATGCAACTGCGGAAGAAAAAGCTAGCGCCGAAGCTTACAATACCGAATTGGGTAAACTTCGTTCTAAAGCAGAAGAAATCGCATTTAGCCCATCGACAGACGAAAATATTGCGGAAAATGCAATTAAAGCTGCGGCTTATGAATTTCATTCTAAAAACATGATGCCTCGCATCATTTCCGAATATGAGCAAGTAGTGGACTTGAACCGAAAGCTTGTTTCTGAAATAGAAGCTATGCGTTCACGTAATCCTAATCGCAATTTGCGGGGAGTTCCGCAAAGCGAGGAACATGCTACGCATGACCCGAACAAGATGGACCATACGCAAGCAGCAGATTATTATTTTAGAAAATGAACGGAGGCCAATTTAACAAAAACGAGTGGACCAATTCTCCACTAGGAGGGGTTGTTGCAACTCAGGCAGCTCCGATTAATTTCCAAACTGATATATCTGGATTTAAACCAGATATACATAGTTGGAGCAATCTTGCTGCTATTGCTTCGATTTTGGTCGCGACAAATTCAATCGTGCAATGGTACGACATTTCCGCCAGTCTGATGCGGACAACGGTATTCCTTGTGAGCAGTGATGCCACAAATACTGACATTGGTGTTCAGCGTCCTAACGATTGGGCAACAAGCGGCAGAGTGTGGTTTCAAATCGGCGGCGCAGGCTAATAAAACATCATGGTTAGACGCACGTTTGGCTCCATCAAATCAGAACTTGCCCGTGTTGCGGGTGCGGCTGGTCAATCCATGGCGGATGATCAGATCATGGCATACGTCAATGTGGCGACGGAGGAATTGATGCAGGAGCATGATTGGCCCAGCGTCATAGATCGCTTGAGGTTTAATGTCACGACGGGCCGTATAACGCTGCCTACGGAATACGAACGGATCATGATGATGACCATCGACCGTGTTCCAATGCAGATGCAGTCTCCGTGGTTTGAATTTGTTGGATACGGTCTTGATTTGGCTCAACCAGCACCTACTCCCGATACTCAAATTGATTTTCTTCGAGACGTGCAGGGGGTTTTGGATAGAGAGGAATGCGCAACATTTGCTGATGTTCCTACTGATACCACTTACGCATTGCGGGTGTATGGAGAGCGAGATGAACGAGTTTGTGGGCAAAGGCCAAATATCAGCATCCTTGGTTACGATGCTGAAGATATTTGGATTCGTGCCGCCACCGGGAATAGCTACGTTTGTGCTACTGGAAACGGCGCTTCTACTGGAAATGGCGCTCAACCGAATAATTACGATGACGGGATAAATATCCCAATCAATGGAGATACTGATCCGTATTTCATCCAGACTACGCAAACCGCAAAGTCTATCACGGCTATTTCCAAGCCAGTGACGCGAGGAAATGTTTATCTTTATGCTGTTCCAGTGGCTGGTGGCACTCCTTTTCATTTGGGCACTTATGCCCCAAGAGACACGACGCCTTCTTACCGTCGTTACCAAATACCCGGATTGAGAGATGGCGTCACATATCACATTGTTGCTCGCTGCCGTCGGAGGTTTACTCCGATTGTTCAAGACACGGATTTTCTGTTGATCAGCAATCTTCCTGCTTTGAAATCAATGATAATGGCAGTTTATTATCTTGAAGCAGCAGATGCTGAAAAATATGCGGCTTATAAGTCCATAGCCGTAGATATTTTAAAAAAGGAAACCAAAGCATACATTGGGCTTCAGCGAACAAAACCTATAATTACAGTTTCTGAGAACACTGGTGTTCGTGCTGATGGCATGTATATCCTATGAACGATGTCTCAAAGAACAGCAGACTTCGCAGCCGTAGCTCCTTGGTCGAGCATATCTGGTCGGCCTGAAACATTTCCGCCTTCACCGCATAAACATGCGTTGAAGACTGTGACATCTGGTGGGGCAACTGAAGGGCAAGTTTTGCTGTGGAATATCATTTTGAAGCAATTCATGCCGATGAATGCTCCGATGGGATTGCGAGGAAGAACAGGTCCACAAGGGGTTCAAGGCAATCAAGGCTCGCAGGGCTATCAAGGTGCTCAAGGATATCAAGGCTATCAAGGTGCAGCAGGAAACCAAGGCGCACAAGGAGGCACCGGAAATGTAGGAGCACAGGGAAATGCTGGACCAAAGGGTTTCCAAGGCACTAATGGAGCGATTGGTAATACCGGGAATCAGGGGTCTATCGGTTCAACTGGCAACCAAGGCAATCCCGGCAATCAAGGTCCGCGCGGTTCTCAAGGTGGAGGTGGATCAACCGGAGCCACAGGAGCTACAGGAGCCTTTGGATTTCCCGGAGTTCGTGGCGCTCAAGGCTATGATGGAAATCAAGGATATCAGGGCTATCAAGGTGCTCAAGGATCACAGGGTAATAATGGAAATACAGGCACTCAAGGAATTCGTGGAGTCAATGGTCCCGCTGGATTCAATGGGGTAAAAGGAGACACAGGTGATCCGGGGTCTTGTGGAACCGAAACAGACGGATACAATGATGGGAAGCGTTGTGGCAAAATTGACGGATTTTACGATGGATGGAAAGTTGGGTGTACCTTGGCAGCTTTAGCTTGTTGCTAATGATATCTGATTTTTCAAGTATTGCTCCATGGAAGGGAATTAGCGGCAAACCGATTGTTTTCGAACCATCAAATCATTATCAATCACTAGCTGATTTACTTAGGGATGGAGCTAGTAATTTGCAGACGCTAAGATGGGATAGCCGATTCAAAATTTGGATTCCTCGCCGACTTCCAGCAGGATTAAGAGGGCAAATCGGAAACGATGGATATCAAGGGAATCAAGGCTTTCAAGGAGCACAAGGCTTCCAAGGTTTTCTTGGTTTTCCCGGAGCTAATGGCGCACAAGGAAGTCAAGGAAACCAAGGAGCAAATGGCGCTAATGGCGCACAAGGATCACAGGGTAATAATGGTAATACTGGTGCTCAAGGAGCATCTGGAAATACTGGTTCACAGGGTTCTACTGGTTCTCAAGGTAGCCAAGGCACAACTGGTCCACAAGGATTTCAAGGCACAACTGGTTCGCAGGGAAGCCAAGGTTCTACTGGTGCTCAAGGTTCACGAGGCTCTCAGGGATTTTCTGGAAACGAAGGTTCGTCAGGGACTACTGGATTACCCGGATCAACAGGAAACCAAGGAGCACAAGGGACACAAGGATCACAGGGCAATACTGGTTTTCAGGGTAATACAGGTAATCAGGGTTCCACAGGCAATCAGGGTGCAAACTGTGATCCAGCTATTTACTGCACTGGATGGGATTCCGGGTATTGCGATGGATTCAGCGATGGATATAGTTTAGGTTATCCAGAGGGTGCAGCGGCTAAATGTCCTGCATACGGAGGTGATTGTGATGTGGATTGTGATGCCCCTCCATATCCACAATGCAATACTTCACCATGCGGTGCTTTACCTGATTGCCCACCACCATGAGCACTCAAACAGTTAGAACGGTGGATTTCGCTACGGTTGTTCCGTGGAAATCAATATCTGGAAAACCAAATCAATTTCCTCCTGCTGAACATGAGTTGAATCCTTCAGCGATTTTACCGGATTATCCAGTTAATCAATATTCTCTTATTGTTTGGTCTGACCGTTACAAGAAGTGGACTAATGCTAAAATTATAGGACCACAAGGTGTGCTTGGAACTCAGGGAACCGAAGGTTCACAAGGAGTCCAAGGTGCTCAAGGCGTCCAAGGCTATCAAGGGGCACAGGGAAGTTCTGGATCACAGGGAAGCTCTGGACCACAAGGCGCACAGGGCGCGCAAGGGAATCAGGGCTCGCAAGGAACGCAAGGGTCACAAGGCGCGCAAGGGTCAAAAGGAGCGCAGGGTGCTCAAGGCAGTTTTGGAGCACAAGGTTCTCAAGGTTTTCAAGGTTCTCAGGGTAATGGAGGAGCATCTGGCGCACAGGGGTCGCAAGGGGCTCAGGGAGCGCAAGGTTCTCAAGGAAATACAGGCTTTCAAGGACCACAAGGAGCGCAGGGCGCACAAGGAAGTCAGGGCAGTCAGGGATCGCAGGGCGCGCAAGGTCCACAAGGTTTTCAGGGGCCACAAGGTCCGCAAGGTTCACTAGGACCACAGGGTTCACAAGGTCCGCAAGGTCCACAGGGCAGTTCATTCCCATGACAAAAATAACAGTCATCACTCCTACAAATTCGTTGAAGTGGTATAATCGTGCAAAAGTCAGTTTGCTTTACCAAACAGAAGCAGATTGGGAATGGATAGTATTGTTCAATGGAGGAGTATTTGAGGAATCAACTGATCCTCGCATAAAGTGCATTCAATCCCAAATAGGGATATCTAATGTCGGAGCGTTAAAAAGAGAGGCATGCATGCATGCGACTACTCCTTACATCGTTGAATTTGATCATGACGATGAACTTCATCGTGATTGCTTGAATTCCGTGTTGCTTGAGTTTGAACGAACAAAAGCAGATTTTGTTTATTCAGATAATGCCCATGTGCATCAATCAGGTAAGCCTCAAATTTATGGCATAGACTATGGTTGGACAGCATATCCATCTCCGTATCACGGGAGAATTGAAGAGAAGCTTTTAACGCATAACCATCCGCTTTTGCTGCCTCAAAACGTTTCTAGGATATGGTATGCACCTGACCATGTTAGGGCATGGCGCACATCATCATATTGGAATATAGGAGGACACGATGCCTCCATGAAAGTGCTTGATGACCAAGATTTGATGTGTCGGATGTTCACGGCTGGAATGAAGTTTTCGCATATTCCTAGATGCTTGTATAAATATGTCGTTCACGACGAAAACACATGGCTGCTGAACAATGAGGAAATCCAAGATCAAACGATTAAAATCCATGACAAATACATTCATGGAATGGCATTGGCGTTTTGGAAATCCAGTCATCGCTGCATTGATTTGGGTGGTGGCATCGACTCGCCTGTTGGATGGGAGTCATGCGATACGCACAATGCTGATGTATCCTCTAATTTAGATGAAACATGGCCGTTTCAAGACGATACGGTTGGAGTATTCCGAGCCCATGACATAATCGAGCATCTTAAAAGCCCCGTGCATACGATGAATGAAGCATGGAGATGCTTAACTCATGGTGGACTTTTGCTCATAGAAGTGCCATCAACTGACGGCAGAGGTGCTTTTCAAGACCCAAGCCATGTTTCATTTTGGAATGCAAATAGCGTGTGGTATTATACCAAGAAGGAAACTCAGCGATACATCACCCATCTTGGAATAAAAGCCCGATTTCAGGTCGTTCGAGTCCTTGATTATTTCCCTTCAGAATGGCATCGACAGAACCAAATTCCGTACACGAGAATCCATTTGGCGGCGATAAAAAGTGGCCTCTTGCTCCATGGCTTGACGCAAATCTGATAAAGATTTTCACTCATCGAAGTCAGGTCTGTCGAACTTGTCCTAATCCTTGTAATCCTAAGCCACGAGTGACGGATATGGAAGCAGTATGCCCACTGCCAATTTCTCGTTGGACGACGACAGGACCAAAGAAACTTGGTGATTGGGTTGAACAATTTGCGAAACCAATTGCCAAAGCATTGAAAATGACTTGCCTCGATGAAAATGGGAACCTGAAGCCAGAAAGCGGATGCGCTAAACGCCGAGATTTACTGAACCGATTAACCACACCAAATGCCTAACGATTGGGCACAAGCCACTCAGGGGTTTTGTCTTGATGGGGTAAATTCCAATGTCCGACCGGATTTAATTGGAGAAAATCAACTTGCTTGGATGGTCAATGGAACGGTGCGCGACGGAAAACCACGCACTCGCATTGCTCTCAAACAACGTCTTATTTTACCAAGCGGTAAATTTCAGGGAGCAGGCTACTTTTCGTCTGAGCAGGGAATGTTAGTGCTTTCAATCGGAGGACAGCTTTCTCGTGTTATGCTCCAAGGAGCTAACTTCAGAAACGAATCAATTTCACTTGGATTCGATAATGCAGGCATCAACGATAATGCGTGGTTTTGCGAAACTCCGAGTGGATTAGTAATTCAGGACAATGAAAGTGCTGCCATAATTTACAACGGCAGCACTACACGCAGAGCTAATACCACAATACCTGAAATACCCATCGGATCAGCCATGGCATTTGGAAATGGCCGATTGTGGGTAGTCACAAAAGCTGGAAGAAACCTTAAAGCTGGTGATATTTATGACGGAACAACCGATTCCGAATACGGTTTTACTGAAACAGGTTATTTGCTAGGAGGTGGAGCGTTTTATTTTGCTCACGGAATTACTGGATTGGCATTCCTACCAGTAAATAACACCACTACTGGATATGGAAGCTTGATGGTATTTGGTTCGCGTAATGTCACCTCATTGCGAGCAGAAGTCACAGAACGTGATTTATGGCAGGTAATCCCCGGATTTCAAACTTCAGTCCTTGATGGAATTGGCACTCCTTCGCATCACAGCATCACTCGGGTTGACCAAGACCTTTACTGGAGAGATGAACTTGGTCAAATACGTTCATTGCGATCTGCTGCACAAGAAGCACAGGGACCGGGAAATACTCCTCTTTCACGGGAAGTTGATCGTATTGTAAAATATGAAACATCTGCATGGTTGAATTTATGCAGCGGCATTTATGTCGATAACCGTCTTTTATTTACGGCTTCTCCACTTATAGACACAGCGTTACCTCAAAACACTGTTTATGGAAAGTTGATTTCATTGGATTGTGCTCCAATGGCAACTATGCGTGGTAAAGCTCAGCCATCTTATGATGGAGAATGGACTGGAGTTAATTTCTTACGTTTAGTTCAAGGAACTTTTAGAGGTGAAAATAGGGCTTTTGCAATAGTTAGAAATGGAATTCAGAATTCACTATGGGAGTTTGTTGATGAATTACGTGAAGACAGTTATCTTGATGGAGGTAATCCTCCTAAAGCTGTTCAAATTCAATCTTCTGTTGAATTTCGACGTTTTGACTTTGGGAATCCATCATTTCCAAAGCAACTAACTCGATGCGATGTGTATCCTTCATTGATTGAAGGAAGCGTAAATATATCGGTTTATTGGAGAGTTGGAAATCGTAACCAGTGGTTGCATTGGGGTAGTTTCAACGCTTGTGCGACTATGGACGATCCACCGGAGGCATCCGCATCGACTCCTCACGTTTGGAAGAATTTGCGTTCTCAAGAAAGAGGAAGAGTTAAGTCTTTAACGATTCCTTCGTTAAAAGATAACATTTCTCAAATGGCTCAGTCCGCTGGTTATTCTTTCCAGATTCGATTGGTATGGACAGGAAATGTGACCATTGATCGAATTGACATTTGGGCTCGGCCTCTGACAGACAAAGCGTTTTCGAACATCTTTGACTTAAATGAATCTTGTGTTCAGAACGAAGTAGCTGATAACGAAATTCAGTACAGCATTATTCCACCTTCCTGATGAGTTTAAATCTTTCACTTGTATTTGGAAGTCCTCCATCAAATCAGGAGTTTCCCGGAACTCCAAAAGCGCTTGGAGATTTTCTTGCCGCATATTTTGCTATTACTGGTGGAGAATCATTTATCCCAGTAAATTTCGGAGCGAATACGCCTGATTCTAATCATCGTGGTTATCCATGGTTCAAAACTGACAATAATGGAGTTCCTATTGGTTGGTATTCATGGAACGGAACGGTATGGGATCAATTAAACACAAATGTTCCTAGCGGGACTACTGCTCAACGACCAGCAGGTGCATCAATAGGTGATTTGTATTACGATATAGATATAAGCGTAGAGCTTATTTACAACGGGTCATCTTGGGTTACGGCATCAGGAAGTCCCGGTGACATGAAGCATGTTCAAGCTGCTACGATAGGTAATGCGCTAACTAAAAATCCCGGTTGGATTCAGGCGGATGTAACGACATATTCAGGTCGTGTTTTAGGCGCAGCAGGAAATGGAGCTGGGCTTACACCGCGCGCATATGGAGATTCAGTTGGTGAGGAAGAAACGACGTTAGCCACAAACAATCTCCAATCTCATCAACATGCAGTTTATGGGGTAAATAATACCCGATATACAGCTACTGGAGTAGCTGCAAATGCATCAGGTGTTCTTTCTGGATGGGGCGAAAACGTTACAAGTTATATCCCTGATCCGGGTGATCAAGGTAATCCAATTAATACGATGCAACCGACTATATTCGTGTGGTTGCTCGTGAAATCCTAATATGGCCGATTCAAGTGGAGCAGCATCAGGAACAGCAACGGGATCAATGTTTGGCCCGTGGGGAACAGTAATCGGAGGTGTGCTTGGAGCATTTGCTAATAAAAAAAGGGCGGCGCGAACAGCTCCATTCACGCCTATTTCCCAGATTACTGCGCCATCAGCTATTGATGCTGGAAAAGTTAATAAGGATACGATTGATGCAAATTTAACGGCACAAGGTGGTCTTGAACAACTGCTGTCTCAATCCAATAAATTTCAACAAGGACAAGCTAGTAGTCTTTTAGAACAAGCAGTCCCCGGATTTGGAAAACTGTCGCAAAGTATTTTAAGCAACAGTCAGCAAGCAGCAGAACATCCATATGATTTGCCTCCCGAGGTACAAAAAAACCTTTCTCGTATCGCAGCAGAAAAGGGGATTAAAGTTGGTAGCGGTGGACAAACACAGCAATTCTCAGCTTTGCGTGATCTTGGAACAAATATGTTGGATTACGGTAATCAGAATTTTCAGCATGCTTTAAGCGGACTTTCTACCGTAACTGGGTTATCTCCTCGTGTAAGTCCAATGTCTCCTTTAAGCTTTATGCTTACACCGGGACAGGGATTGGGAGTAGCGCAGCAAAATCAACAAACGCAATTTGATACCCAGCGAGTGAATGCAGGCATAAACCAATTTAATTCGTCCGGTGCGCAGCAAACTCAGCAGGGACAATACAATGCAGGAGCTGCCGCAATGAATTTTAATAATCAAAATGTATGGGATAATTTAATCCGTGGCATTTCAGCAATGCCTCATTTTGGAGGTCCAGCAACTAAGCCTTCGATGGGTAACGTATGACCACGACATTTGAACCTAATGGTCAGCCCGGAGAAGCATCTCTTGTTGCTCAACAGCAGGAGACTACTAATCAATCATGGATGGCTAAAGCGCAGGATATGCGCCTTAACAAACAGCGTGAAGAAGCGAATGCTTTGACCCTTGAAAAGGAAAAGGCGAATCAACCTATTGAACAAGCTAAGCGAGCCGCTGATTTGCTGACATTCCATGCAAATGCTACTAATTCAGAAACAGCGCAACGATTGAGGATGCGCGCTGCTTCAGAATCTCCAACTGTAGTAGATGAATATCTTAAAATTTTATCTCCTGAATCTAATTCTGTCGAAGGTTCTTACGCTAATGAAGGATTAAATGAAGATGGATCGACTAATTACGAAAAGCAATATAAGGCACTAGCTTCATTGCAGTCCAAGTATGGATATATGGGACTGGTTCCAGAGCATAAGCCAATTATTGACGCAATTAACACGTCAATGAAAAATGCTTATGATATGACAGTTAAGCATAACGTTGCTTTACTTGCGTTAGAGAAAACAAAACAAAATCTTCAAGGACGATTGGATCA